TGAGCGAAAGGAGCAGAACCAGCTACCTGATCAAAATCAGTTCCAGTCCATACTAATCCTCTTGCATTTAAAGCAGAGAATAATCCTTGAGTACCACCAACCGCGAAGTTGCCAGTTCCTTGGTATGTATGTCCAGTAGGCATATTTACTTGCTCACCTTCGATCATTACCATTTCCATTTGATCCTCAAATCTTAATCTAGCTTCATGCTCAGATTTTAAGTACCATAAATAACCAGAAGCACCGTTTTCAGTTGTAACTTCAACCCAACCAATTTGAGCAGTGTCAGAACCAGAGATTCTGTATCTGTCTCTCATGATAGTAGGTCTGTTGCTAAACTGAGTAAACTTAGCATCCATAGAACCAGCTAAACCGCTAGATCCTTTCATGTATTCAGTACCGTAAACAAAGATTTTCACGTCTTCAGAATTACTAAAGTTAACGCCACCAGTGTTTGCACCAGCATCGTTATTTCCTGATAATCTTCTTTGTGTGTAAGGAGCAACTGTAATATTAGCAGTACCACCGTTATTAACTACTAAACATTTTAAAACTTTAGTACCAGCTAAGTTAGAAACTACGATAGTATCGTGGTTTTTGATTAAGCTAGTTCCATCAGCTTCTAATGGAATAGTAATTGAATTACCGTCAGCATTGTTAATGTTTGCAGACTCTCCTGTTACTTCGTCGCTATATGCAACGTGTAGTCTTCCTTGCTCCGACCAAATTACTTGATCTGAAGCCATTGGCATTTCAGCTCCTACCATTTTTAAGAAACCAGAGATTGTTCTCTTTCCGTATCTTTCTACTTCTTTTTCGTAGATTTCTGGTAAAAATTGTTGTGCGAATGTTCCGCCACCTGATGCACTATCAAATGATAAATAGTTATCATTATATACATCTTGTGTAGGACGCGGAGTTAAATGTGCTAAGTAAGCACCTGAACTCGAAAAAGGCATAATTTTTAATTTTTAATTGTTAAACTTATTTTTTAATTTTAACTCTAAGCTTGTTAGCATTATCACCAGTGATCGCTCTTACCTTCATACCTCCAGCTTCAACTTGTCCAGTAAACTGTTGTCTTGGGTCCATATTTACATTTTTCGCCTTGGCAACACTTTCTTTCATAGCATCTGCTTTACCTTGTTGGTAAAAATGATTTGCTACCGCATCTGCGTTCATAGCAGTAAATAATGATTTATGATAAGCCTTAGCATTATCCATTTCGTTGTTTTTATTCAAAAACGGTTTTACAAAATTATTGATATTGCTTTGGTTATTTTTAACCTTATCTACGTCTTTAACATTGAACCTAAATCTTTTTTCACCAATACTATATTCAAAACCTTTGAATTGATCAGTAAAAACTTCGTTAGTTTTCTTATTAAAAACATCCGATCTTTGTTGAACACCTTCTTGCTCTTTGTTATACCTATTGAAGAAATCTACAGCTTTTTGTTGATCTGAAGTTAACTTAACTCCGCTTTTAATTTCCGCATAGTACTTGGATTTTAAACCTTCCAAATGGTTCTTAGCATCAGCAACTTGCTCTTTCAATGCTAATTTCTTTCTACGAACATCTTTTTCTTCATCAACGTCTTCGTTGTAAGAAAAACGATCTTCCATAACAAAACTAATTTCATCATCAGTAAGATGTGGTTTAGTTTGTTTGTAGTATTCTCTTAATAATTGATTTTCATCGTAATTATTATAGTCTTGATTTAATCTAACGTATTCTTCAAGACTTCCACCAGTTTCACTCATAAAGTCTACAACTTTTTGAATATTTTCCGGTAAAGGATCTCCTGTTTGTTTAGCTTCTTCAATAGCTTCAACAACTTCTTCTTTTGTTTCTTCTACTTTCTGCTCAACAACTTCTTCATCAGTTATCTCCTCAACAACGGGTGTATCTTCTACCTCTGTTGTTTCTTCAGGAGTAACCTCTTCTTTAACTTGTTCTACAGGTTCTTCTTTTTTACTTAAATCAACTTTAGCAACATCATCTTTTGGTTGCTCTTCTTTCTTTTCACTTAAATCTACTTTTGATATTGTAGGTTCTTGTGAGGTAAGTTTTTTAGGTTTAGTAGCTTTCTTTTTAGCAGGTGCTTTCATATTGCCACCCTCTGATTCTACTTGTTCCTTAACTTCCTTTGCTTTTGTTTTGGTTGGTTGAACTTCTTCAACTACCTTTTCTTCTTTTTTATTAGCCATAATATAATATTATAAAATTAAACAAATTATCTAGGGATAAACTGTCCTAGATCAAAGCCTGTGCCTAAGTTATCATTACCTGTAGACTCAAACTTTTTAGGTGGTTTACCACTATTTCTTTGGTCGATTAGCTCAGATTGTTGACTAGCTTGTATTCTAGTTCTTTCATCTTTACGATCTTCCTTGTATTTTTCTTTTTTATCGACCTTTTCTTCTTCGATACCTTTTAACTGCATGTTAAGTTGAAACTCATAAGCCATTAGTGATTTTTTAAGTTTTGCCTCTTGCATCATTTTTTGTGATTCAAGTTGAAACTTACCTTCTTCTAACTGTAATTGAGACTGAACAATAGCTTGATTCTTTTGAACTTCAGCCTGTGCAGCTACTTGTTGAGCTTCTGCATTTGCTTTAGCTTGTGCTTCAATGTTTTGTTGCTGTATCTCTTGATCTTTCTTTTGTTTCTTCTTTCTTCTAATCTTTAACAATTGATTAGCTAGCTTAACATTTTTAATCATTCTAAGATCAACAGCATCTTCTAACTCTATACTTTGTTGAGTTAAAGCCATTTGAATATTGTTTTCTAGTAACTGTTTTTCTTCTTCATCTGGTTCTAATTCAATAAATATACCAAAGTCATATAAATGTAAGTTAGCCATTTCTTCTAACGTTGCTACATTATGAGAACCTATTTGTTGTATAAATGCTTCTTTTGTAGGTGAGTATTCAATAATATCAGATATTCTTAACGATACACCTTCAGCTGTTTCAGCTGTTAAAAATAATCCTGCTTGTAATATATGTCTCGTAGCAGTGTTACTATTTGCAGCAGCTATTTTTTGTACACCAACTAGTGATTTCGCGTCTGGCGTGCTAGCATCCCTTGCTTCATTTAAACCGGTGACATCTCTTATCATTTGAAGATAATAATTATAAGTCTGAATTAATGACTGTAGTTTTGCACCACCTGCCCCAGATTGAATTTCTTGAATAGGAATTTTTCCTGGGTTCATATCACCTTCCGATGTCATAGATCTACCTATAATCGAACCTGTTTGGAAAAACATGTTCAAAGCTTCCTGTGGATTATAGTTAGTACCATTACCTAAATCTATTTCCGCTAGGCCATCAGCATCCATATATATGCCGTCAGGTACCATTCGCGATAACACTTGTTGTAGTTTTAAATGGGTTATTTGTATCATATCAGCAAAACCTGTAATTCTACCAACTAATGATTCAATTTTACCCTTGTACATTCTTGGAGCAACTATATTGTAGTTCATTTTAACTTTTGTATAATCACTCTTAGGTCTTAGCATATTCTTAGCTAGTTCCCATTTTATTAGCTTATCTGTGCCTAAAATCATAGCGCCTTCGTAAAGCACTTCAATTTGTTTTTCTAGTTTACCAAATCTTTGTTCTAACTCTATATCCATTACAGGATCAAAGCTTTCATCTTTAACAATAATTTTAGCAGCACCTGAAGCTGTTTCTTTTACTTTATAAATTTCTTTAGCATATGTTTTCCAGTTAAAGTATAAAACCTGAACCATATTCTTATCTAACTCATCAAATTGCATTGATGAAGTATAATGTCCTGTTTTCCTTAAACTTTGACCAGCTATTTCTTCTAGTTCACCTTGTGTTAAATCAGGAAATTGTTTTACTAATTCATTTACAGGTATTGTTTTTACTTCACCAATATAGTATACATCGTCAAAGTATGGATTTTCTGTATATGAATAAACTAAGTTAGCTGGATTAACATAATCAATTTTAACACCCTCAGATGTAGTAAATGAATTTTTAACAGCACCAATACCTAAAACAGTTAGATCACGGTAAAATCTTTTTCTAGTAAGCTCGTATTTATTACCATTCATTATAGTAGATATAGCTTGTTCTTCTGCTATCTCAACAGCTTGTTTATAAGAAAGCTGCATATGTAATTCTAACTCTTCTTTACTATCAGGTAATTGTTCTTCTGGTGTTTGTATTATATTTACACCAAAAGCAGCTTGAGTATACTCGTTAAGATCTTTATTCTTCATATCGATCATTAAATCCTCCATGTAAGCTGTTCTTTTACTAACACCAAAAGGATCTTGTGAGTATGCTTTTATATCATAAACTCTTTCTGCTATACCATTGACTACTATATCTACAAATTTAGGTATTATAGGTACTGGTTTCCAGTCTAAGTTTAAATAGCTTAAGTCACCATTAATTGATAACTCATCTTTATATTTTTGTACAGATTGCTCTCCACGAGCATATAACCTTAACTTATTAAAAGTATCTTGATTGCTAGCAAACCTATAAGTAACGCCGTCTCTTTTAAACCACTCGTCTTCAATAGCCTTAGCGACTTTAAGTCCATATTCTGGACTCATTTTCTCCATATCGCTAGCTACTTGACTAGGAAAATGATCTTTTATTATTGATTCAGCCATATTATTCTGTTATTAATTTTGATAGCGTTCCTTTATTCTTATATTTAGCTATCTTTATATTTAGTTTTGTTGTTTGTTTACCAGCACTCGGACTATATAAATGTCTGTTACAAGCCATAATAGCTAAACCCGTACTTATAGAAGCATCGTGTTTTGTTCTATTATTTATATCAAACTTAGCCCAGTCATTTAATGTTTCATTAAAATATAAGCTACCGTGAGATCCATCGCTCTGTATACCAACATTTTTCTGTATATACATTTCAATAGCAGCTGCATGTGCTTGCTTTATGTCTTCACTTGAATTAGGTATTCCACCTACTTCTTTCTCTGCTACTGATAATTTATTCCAAACTTTATCAGGTCTATTCATTGAGTATGCTCTATAACCTCTACGTTTAAAATAATATAATAATCTTGGTTTGTTGTTCTCAGCAAGTATAGGCATACCATAAAATACACAAGCCATTAATACATCTTCAAAAAATATCTCAGCAGTTTGTGGTCTTGCTATATATTCTAAAAAGAAATGATTTGCAGGTGCATCTTCCATGCTAAACTTAGTTAAACCATGTAAAGCACCTTTTGATCCCATACCGTCAACAGTACCTGATATATCGTAACTATCACAACCAAAAGCACCCATGTGTTCATTACCAGGATATTTTCTACCTCTATCTTCTTTTACATTGTTTTGTAAATGAACTGGTGGTGTCCAGGTTATTTTAAACCTACCTTTTGGATCTGGATAAAACATAACTTTGCTATCTTTTATACCGTTAACCCATTGGAAGTTACCTCTAGTTATATTGTTTTGAGCACCAGCTTCTTCATTAAAATCTATCTGCTCGTATATTCTTGCTAAATTAAATATACTGTTTTGTGTCTCGTCTCTGAAAGCATGTTCTTCAGTTCTTGGAAATTGTCTATAAAACTCGTTTAAAGCATCTCCATCGTGTTTTAAACCTTCAACTTCGTTTTGCCAATGTTCTAATATACCTATATCAATAAAATCACCAAAAGGATCTAATACTTCTTTGTCTGGCGTTTCGAATACAGGTAACCCATAAGAATCAATGAAGCCTTCGTAGTTCCATTCCATAGGTATGAACAAACTATATAATCCCGAGCTAGTCTGTCCATTGCGGTTTCTTTTTGTGACATCTGAATCTCTATAAAGTTTTTTGAAGTTGTCACCGCCTTTATCTAAAGCATTTGATGTTGAACCCATCATACACTTACCAATAACTCTACTACCTAATCGTAGTGTTGTTTTTGTGACCCTCCAGTTATTTAATATATTGTTTGGTCTTTCCCATTTACCACTTTCATCGTGTGCTAGTAGTTTAAGCTTTTCACCATCATAACTATTATCACCAGTGTTTTTCCAGTCAATAGTTGTATCTAGTCCTTGTAAGTCATTATCATTACTACCAGCTTCAATTTTTCTTCTAGTTAACTTACTAGCTGGCACTCTATATGCTAATTCTGTTTTAGGTCGATCCATACCATCTTGAATCGGTTTAAAAAAGAAAGGATAGTTAACTGATATTGGTACAACCTTGTCAGTAAACATCTTCTTTGCGTCAGGACCAGTTTTTGATAATATACCAAACCTAGCATCACTTGATATTGTAGCTTGGTTTACTAATTCACCTGAAGCCATAAACGAAAAACCAGATCGTCTATTTTTAAGATAGCACATACCGTAGCATCGTTTATCTGCTTTGCAACCTTCCCAAAATATATAAAACAACCTATTAGCTTCTCTAAAATCAGGATTACCTACATCAATTTTACTCCATTGTAAATACATATAATGAGTACCGGTAATATAAATTGGTACACCTTTGCTGTAATACCAAAACCCTTCTTCTCTTCGCTTAAACTCTTCGTCTATATAATCTACATACTGATTTTTAAAATCACCTGGATATTCTCTCCAGTCAAATATAGTTTTAATTCTTTGTAATGCTTTTGGTTGATTAGTTATCTCCCATTTGTCACTATCAAACCTATGTACTTTTTTAGGTTCTGGTGGTAAAGCTATTTGAAAGTTTTGTATTTCATATATCTCACCTATTTGACCTGTTTTACTAATTACAACAATATCATGTTCTTTATTATAACCGTATTGCCAAGCTTTTTTCTTATTAAGCCTTTTTATAGTATTTATCTTAATAGGTTCAACAACCTTTATTAAATCTTGTTGGTAAGCCATTATCTAGATCTTCTTTCAGCAAAACCTTTAAAAGTGCTTTCTTTCTTTTCTACAGGTTTATCATTTAATATAGCTTCTTCTTCTTGTATTCTAGTCAATATTTCAAAAGCATCGAATATAGCTAGCTTTTTTGTGGCTGCAGCATTTTTTAATCTATCCGCAGATATATCATCATCACTATCAACAATAGGTTCCTTAGCAACCTTAATTAATTCCTCAACTGCCTTTTGCCCAGCTTGGATTATATTCTTCTTCGTCTCCTTTATGTTCATATTTAATTGTAATTGAGTTACTGAATATTCTATAATATAGTTCGCCATCTATAACAAACTCATATTCAGTATTTGGTTTAAAACCTACTAGATCACCTGCTTTTATACCAGCGTCTTGTAGTTTTTTATCAGGATAAGACATAAAACCTATTAAAGGTTCTGTTTTTTCTACGCTTAATGGATCTTTTGCTTTTATTGGCTTTACAAAACAAAAAGTATCGTTTGCAACCCAGCAACAATATCTTTTATATAAAAATATCTGATCGTTCTCAACAAACCACATATCATCTTTATAATATGACTTACTGTTTTTTTCTATACCTTTCATATCTTTCCACCTTCTAAAAACATTGTGATGTACTACAACAATGTCTCCTTTTTTTATTGGTGTTTCAATATTAGCTGGTATTCCAACAACTTTAGCAAACCTATTCACATACCTGTGGTCAAAGTTATCAGTATTAACTATTAACTCTTTGTCACCGACAGGTAGTGTGTTTTGGTATCTTTTTTCGTTTAATGGTTTTACAATATAATTAAATACTGTCTTCATTAATATTCAAGGTTATATTCTACAGATATTGCCATGTTCTTGTTAAAGTCTTTCCAAGGAAGTACTTCATCCGCTTTCTTTATCAATATACTAAACTTAGTTTCTTCTTCGATTATATGTTCAATAGTATGACCTCCATACACTTCTTGACCAACAGCATAATGCATGGCATCGTTCTTATAGTCTTTACCTATGCTTATTTTTCTAATTAAGTGATCCATTTTCTTCAGGTATTTCTTTCAAACTACCATCTTGAATATTAACAGATACTTTACCGTATTTGCTTTCTAATGAAGTTTGTATTACATTTAATTCTGTTTGCAAGCTTCCTAACATTTCAACAGCTTTGCTTTGTTGAACAGTTAACCCACCTATTTGCATTTGTAAGTTATTTATTTGACCTACTTTATCTTGAATACTTTTTAATTCGTCTTTTGTTATTTTTGTTGCTTTTTTTGCCATTTTATTTAATTTTAGTTTACTTTTATATTATTACGCAATTGTCACGCTTTTTACTTCTTTTTTACTTCTGATGCTAAGTACCAGTTTTTATACGTTTCTCTTTTAAACATTATCCACTCTAAATAATCATCTATTTTTTTCTTCCAGTTTTTATCAACTTCAGGATTTATAATACCTGACTTGTAACTTGAGAAACAAAAATTAATAAACTTTTTTGCTTGTACTTGATTTCTAAAAACATGATTATTTATACAATAAAAAGATCCTCTTTGTATATTATTCCAAACATCAATTGGTTGTATCGCTTTACCTAAAACAGCCGCGTAAACAGCACTTTCACTTATGTGTGTTGTATATACGTTTTTAGCTTTTTGTAAAAAGTAATACATATCTGCGTTTCTTGGTAGTATACACTCTTCACCAAAAAAATCTTTTAACTCACCAATAATTTGATGTGTTGTTATTGGATGTGGCTTAAAGTACACATTATCTCCATGTTCTTTTTTAATCCACTTTAGTTTATTTAAACATACATTTTCTCTAACTTTATTAGAACCAGGTAAAACAACTAAATTATCTTTAGCTTCGTATTTTGATGTAACATCATCCCTGTCTGTATATTTATTACTATCATTTTTAACAACCTTGTCAATAAGATAAGAAGCATAATCAACAGTTGGGTAACCAAGTTCTTCCTTATCATACCATGACTCTATCATTTGCTCGTTTCTTAACTTGTAATTTAAAGGTTGTATGTAAAAATTACCAGCATACTCAGTATAACCGAGTGTTTTAAAATATGGCATTTCTTCTGCCATAACATCGTAAGCACATTCAATACCGATCTCAGCACAACGTCTTCTGAAGTAACCTTCTACTTGCTCTAAGTCGTATAAACTTTTGCTTTTTTTGAGTGGACCTATTCTTGAGTCTAACTCTTTTTTATTAAACATTTCCATATAATTAAATTTAATTTATTAGTATTATAATAGTTACACGTTTTTACGCTTTTCTACCTACCACCAGTGAAAGGTGCGTCACCAAGTTGACCAAAGTTATCACCACTACCATCGTACCAGTTTGTGTTAGTTGATCTAGTAGTGTTAAACGTAGTGTTAAACGTAGTCGTTGTTGTGAATGTAGTAACAGTAGCTGTAGTCGTATTAAAAGCTGTAACAGTGCTAGTATTAAACGTTGTTATTGTATTAGTACTTGTATTAAAAATAGTTGCTGTATCTGTACTAGTTTCAAAAGTGGTTACAGTTGCAGTTACAGTATTGTAAACAGTTGTTGTAGACGTCGAGGTTACAAATGTAGTCAATGTAGTAGTATTAAATACGGTTGACGTGTTCGTGCTCGTGTTAAATGTAGTAACTGTAGCAGTAGTTGTATTGTAAGCAGTTATAGTATTTGTACTAGTATTAAATGTAGTTACAGTACTTGTACTAGTATTATACAAAGTTGTTCTACTTGTTGCTGTTGTGGTGTTATAAACAGTTAACGTTGTTGTGCTAGTAGCAAACGTGGTAATAGTTTCAGTACTTGTGTTAAAAGCTGTTATTGTAGCTGTAGCTGTATTAAAAGTTGTAGTAGTACTAGTATTAAACGTAGTTGTATACGTTGTAGATGTATTGAACGCTGTTATTGTTGTTGTTTGCGTTTGTGTACTAGTATTAAACGTAGTCGTATATATAGTCGTAGTATCTTTAGCAGTTCCTCTAGTTGTTGTTGTACTAGTGTTGTAAGCTGTTGTGGTACTAAATACAGTTGTTGTACTAGTGTTAAACGTAGTGGTTGTATTAGTACTTGTGTTGTAAGTTGTCGTGAAAGACGTTGTTGTATTTTTACTTGTAGAAAAACTTGTTGTAAAAGACGTTGTATAAGCAGTTATAGTTATAGTATTTGTTGATCTACTTGTGTTTCTATATATTTGATCAGTCTGTAACGTGTTTCTAAATGTTCCATACGTAGTATTAGTACTTCTAGTTGTATTAAACGTAGTAGTTGTATTTTTTGAAGTAAGAGTACTTGTATTAAACGTAGTAGTAGTTGTATATACAGTGGTAGTGCTTCTTTGTTCTGTTGTATTTCTACTTGTGCTAAATGTAGTTGTTGTACTGAAAACAGTTGTTGTACTAGTGTTAAAAGCAGTTACAGTTAATGTTGATGTATTAAATGTAGTACTAGTAGTGTAAGTAGTCGTTGTATTTCTTGACTCAGTAGTGTTTCTATTAGTAGCGTAAGTAGTGTTAGTTTGTCTTTCTGTAGATATTGTAGTATTTCTTGACGTTCCAGTACTTCTAGTTGTGTTAAAAGTTGTTAGTGTATTAAATACTGTTGTAGTAGTAGTATTAAATACAGTAGTTGTATTAGTAGAAGTATTAAAATACGTTTGCGTAGAAAATATAGTTATAGTACTTCTTGACTCAGTTGTGTTCCTGCTAGTAGCATAAGTTGTATTTCTATTAGTAGATGTAGATCTAGTGGTATTAAACGTAGTAACAGTAGTTGTACTGGTGTTAAACGCTGTTGTAGTTGACTTTTCTGTTAAAAATACTGTACTAGTAGTATATATAGTAGTAGTTGTAAAAGTTGTGGTTGTATTTTTAGACGTAGAAATAGTTGTAGTTCTAGACGTAGATCTTTGAGTAGCATATGAAGTTACTCTACTAGTAGAAGTAAGCGTACTAGTATTAAAAGTAGTTGTAGTAGAATATATTGTAGTGGTACTTCTTTGTTCTAATGTATTTTTAGAAGTATTAAAAGTTGTATTTCTACCTGTTAAAGTAGAGGTGTTATAAGTAGTGTTAAATACAGTAGTAGTATTAAACGTTGTTGTGGTACCGTAAATAGTTATGGTAGACTTATCTGTTCCTCTAGTTGTATTATAAACAGTAGAAGTAGTATATGATGTAAGTGTAGATTTTGTTGTATTATAAACAGTAGAAGTAGTATATGCAGTTGTAGTTGATTTACTAGTATTTTCATCAGTTGCTCTACCAGATTCTCTACTAGTGTTAAAGTATGTAGTATAAGAAGTTGTTGTTGTTGTGTTAGTACTTCTAGTTGTATTTCTATCAGTGTTGAAAGTAGTGGTTCTACTAGTAGCTGATGTTTCAGTTGTACCTCTATTTGTAGTCACACTAGTATTCCTACTCGTACTGAACGTTGTGGCAGTAGAATATTGAGTAATTGTAGAAAAAGCGGTACTAGTATTAAAACTAGTAACCGTGGCGGTACTAGTATTAGGCATTTCTATATGTTAAATTAATGAATGGACAAATAATTATACTATCATCATCTTTTAATTGAGGCGTATAGTTTACTCTCATTGTGCCAGATGAATTAAATTCACTTACGTCACCGTAGCACTCTATTATAATTAAATCGTATTTTTTAGAATTTTGATATGTTTCAAAATCATCTACTTTTATTACATTTATATCATTATGTAACCAATCTACGTGATCAATCAACTGTTGATCTTCTTCAATAACATCAATACTTGTGTAGTTTTTATTTCTTTGTATATATTCAGGTATTGAACCTAAACCTAAACTAATAACTAAAACATCACCATAAGTTATATTATCAAAACAAGTATTAGCATTACACCCTTCACAATCGTTGAAATATGCAGACAAGCATGGCTCCCAGTTTTCAGCACCACCGGCAGTTACTCTATTTTTATATTGTATAACAGAAACTTCTTGAGTACTACCGTCAGTATTGACAACCCAGTCCTCCTTACTTATCGTAAAGTTATTTCCATCATACTCTGTTATTAAACTTTCATCTATCATAGTTCTTTAATTGGTATTTTATAAATTGAATTATTATAATATGCGTTTTTAGGTGGTTTAATGTTAACATCATAAAACTTAACATCGTCCCAACCCATATTTTCTTTACCAGAGTGATTCCACCAGCTGACTAAACCCTTGTTCATTTTAGCTTCACAAAACTGTTTAAATTTTGGCAAATCATCATCTGCGTATGTATCTATTAATATTACACTATACTCACTATCTTTTACATTTATCCACTTATCTTCGTGTAATATAACATTAGATTTATTTTTAGCCCAAGACCTTAATCTTGGTATTATATCTTTATGGTTCTCACATATCGTGTGTGATGATGGTTTTCTTGCTTGTATAGCATCTGACAGTATTCCCATGCCAAAACCACATTCTAAAACATGATCACCTTCATTAACACATAGCTCGGCTATTTTGTTCATTATAGGTGTTTCCCAACGCATCATCACTTGCCAAACACGACCACGACTAGATTCAAAAAATACTATCTTGTCGTGATCAAACTCTAAGCTTGTGTCCTGGTATTCTTCTTGAAAACCCATTATGGATCTATACCACCACCACCACCTGGATCACTACCGCCGCCGCCGCCGCCTCTACCGCCACCGCCACTGTTACAATTATGAACTGCAGTTACTAGACCACCGTATGCTGATACTGTTGCTACTTTCACAGCGTTACCACCATTGTTCTGAGATATACCGTAGTTACCTCCACTTAGAGATGATGAACCACTTGAGTTTGTATATAAGTTATCATTAACTTCAACGGTTGCACTAGAGCTTGAGTTGTTTTTCAATATGTATATTGTTACGAACGTACTGTTATTACAGTTTGATGATGGGAACGCAGTAGAGTTCGTTCTTCCTCTACTTGGTAATACTTGAGTGGTATTGTAATGAGTAGTTGTATTTCTTGAAGTACCGTAAGTATGAGTTGTTGTTGTAGATCTAGCTGTTAACGTATTTCTACTAGTGTTAAATGATGTATTAAATGAACTACTGTACGTTGTTGTTGTTGTTGTACTAGTGTTAAATGTAGTAGTTCTAGATGTATTATATTTAGTACTAAACGTAGTAGTTGTAGCTGTAGCTGTTCCATGACTAGTACCTCTAGATGTACCAAATGTTGTATTAAATGTAGTAGTTGTAGCTGTTCCGTATATAGTCGTAGTACTTCTACTTTCGCCAGTGTTTTTAGACGTATTGTATGTAGTAGTTGTGTTTCTACTTTCACCAGTGTTTCTACTAGTATTAAATACAGTTGTGTAAGCAGTTGTTGTTGACCTAGATGTAGCAGTACTTCTAGATGTTGCAGTTCCTCTACTTGTTGATTTAACAGTATTGTAACTAGTATTAAACTCAGTATATCTAGTTGTAAGGTACGTAGTACTTGTTGTATATATTGTGTTTGTAGATCTAGCTGTTAATGTTGATCTAGTTGTACTAACCACAGTGCTTGTCGTAAATACAGTTGTTGTACTAGTGTTATAATGTGTATTAAAAGTAGTAGTTGTACTAGTATTATATACCGTGAGAGTAGATCTAGATGTTGTTGTTGATCTACTTTCAGTTGTATTTCTACTAGTTGAGTATATAGTTACCGTGCTTCTACTAGTAGCGTAAGTAGTGGCAGTGCCTCTAGTCGTAGCAAAAGTAGTTGTAGTATTAAAAGTAGTCAACGTAGTTGTATTATAAACTGTATTAGTTATATAAATAGTTGTAGTTGCCCTACTTGTGGTAGTAATTCTTGACGTACCGTAAGTTGTTTGAGTTGATCTACTAGTTGAAACAGTAGTTGCTCTAGATGTAGCTGTATTCTTACTTGTTGAAAAAGTAGTTATAGTATTAAACGACGTTAACGTTGTTGTGTTAAACGTAGTTGTTGTAGAAGTTGTTGTGTTATAAACTGTATTAGTTGTATATACTGTAACAGTATTTCTACTTTCAGTTGTATTTCTAGATGTAGCAAATGTTGTTGTTGTAGATCTTGACGTACCGTAAGTTGTTACTCTACTTGTTTGAGTAACTGTACTGGTATTAAAAACTGTAGAAGTTGTATACGTTGTTGTTGTGTTTCTACTTTCTGTTGTGTTTCTGCTAGTAGCATAAGTAGTATTAAACGACGTAAGTGTCGATCTTGTCGTATTAAATGTAGTTGTAGTGGCTGTTGTTGTGTTGTAAGCCGTTATTAACGTATTAATAGTGTTTCTAACAAAAGTACTAAACGTTGTATTGTAAACTGTAGTAGTGTCTCTTGCAGTACTTTTAGATGTTGTTGTACTAGTATTGTAAACAGTAGATGTTGCCTTAGAAGTTGTCCTAGACGTGCTCACGACAGTACTAGTTAGTCTACTAGTGCTAACTGTAGTAGTTCTACTCGTTAATGTTGACGTAGAAGTATTATAAGCTGTAACGAACGATGTATTAAACGCAGTTATAGTTATTGTGTTAGTTATTCTACTTGTTGATACAACAGTGTTATATACAGTTTGAGTAGTTCTACTCGTACCTATAGTTCTAGTAGTTATTCTACTTGTTGAATATGTAGTGTTTCTACTCGTTGCATATGTTGTTTGGGTGGATCTACTTGTTGAAAATGTAGTTAATGTTGATCTAGTTGTGTTATAAACAGTCGATGTGTTTATACTTGTAGGTACTGTTGTACCAAAACTAGTTACAGTTGATGTGTTATAAGCTGTTACTGTTGATTTTGTAGTGTTGTAAGCTGTAGTTGTAGATTTACTAGTACCATATGTGGTATTAGTTGATCTACTCGTGCTAACTACAGTACTAGTCAGCCTATCAGTTGATACTGTTGTATTTCTAGTAGTATTGTATTGTGTCGTAGTTGACTTTGAGGTTGATATTGTGGTGTTAGTTGTTCTAGTAGTATTATATACAGTTGTAGTATTTCTAGCTGTTTGTACTACAGTGCTAGTTGGTTTAGATGTAGAAAATGTAGTCGTTCTACTAGTACTAAATGTAGTATTGGTCGATCTAGACGTGCTAGTCAACCTATTAGTACTCCTACTCGTGTTAAACGTAGTAGTAGTATTCCAGAAATCTATTCTATTCCACAACCACCTCATGCTATTATATTAAGGTTGAGGTAATAATTGAAACTTACCTACATAGTTTAAAAGTATCTTATTCGATGCGTAAACATAATATGATATTATAGCTGTAGCGGATGCTGTTAAGTTAAAGTTTATAGTACTTCCACCTGGAGTATAGGCGTCGCCTGGATCCATAGCTATAGTTGTATTACTTACGTTTGCTGGGTTTTGAAGAATAATATTACCAGATTTACCAACCCTTGAAGCATCTAGATTACTAAAAGCAATAACATTGGCAGCGCCACTATTAATTGACACTAAATAATTATTACCTGGTTTGTCTAAATCTACTGTGTGAGTATTACTTGAATGAGTAACCGTAACAGAAGGTTGTATTATATGATGAAATATAGCCATATTATTATGATTAAATTAATAAAGACGGTGCTTACGCACCGCCTATATTTTAATTATTTATTAAGAGTAAACTACTGTTCCAGCACCTGCACCCGCTGTAGAAGTTATAATAACTTCAATATCGTTGCTTGGCGCTGCAGCAAAAGTAACCTTAATTTTACTTGTTGATGCAGAGTTAGATTTATCTGTTCTAGCAATATCAGCATAAACAGTTTCTTTTGTACTTGAATCAAACAGTTGGACAATTACATCTTCAGTTGCAAGATCATGCTGAATTTCAGCATATAGGTTTGAAGCAAATGTTGCATTAGAAACATCTATTGTTGCAACTTTTGATCTAGCACCTACTTGTGTTGCATCTACAACTTTACCAGCACCTGAACCAGCTTTAACTTCAGAAGCCGTAGCAAGTTCAACAACACCAGTTGCTGAAGTTGTAGCAGCTTGTTTTAAAGCGCCAAACGCTGCGGAAGCAGTAGATTGACCAGTACCACCTTCAGATATTGGTAAGTCACCAGTTACATCAGCTGTAAGATCAATAGCGGCTAAAGTTATTGCTTGACCAGATATTGATAAGTAATCGTGTGATGTAGTTACTAATGTTACGTTAGTTGAGTTATCAGTACCAGCGGCATCAACACCTAATGTTGATCTACCAGCAGCAGCATCAGCGTCATCCAGTAAACTACCACCAAAAGCGGTAGCAGCACCTAAATAACCCCATTGTGCGTTACTAATTGTTACTGAGTTAATATTTTCTAACTGAGCACCTTCAGTAGCGGTTAAGTTAGATATTTCAGTAATTTGAGTTGTAGTTAGTGTTTTATTGCTAAGTGTTTGAGTACCGTCAATAGTTGCGATATCACCTGAACCAGTACCACCAACACTTACACCATCTAACTGATTTATTTCAGTAGGTGATGCAGATATTGTTCCACCTACAGCTGAAGCCATAAGAGGCACATGACCAGATAAGTTTGGTAATGTTATTGTTTTATCAGATGATGCATCAGCAGCGGTAAGTTTTATTTCATGATTATTACCATCACCAGCTCTAAATGCTAAAGTGTTATCTTCAACAATTTGAATTGTTTCATCTTTGTAAGTAGTAGTACCAGCAACTGTAAAATTACCAGGTACTGTTACTGAATCAGCGTTTGTACCAATATTAACAGCGTTACCTGCAAAAGCAGCTTCTAGTTTTGTTTTAAACTTCGCGACTGACATATTATCAACCTCTGTGTTACCTGCAAGAGCAGTAGAACCTGTTGTACCAAGTTGTAACGTATTTACCGAACCACCTAATGAAACAGCTGAACCATTAATAGTTATCGAGCTATTAGCAAGTTTACCATTAGCAATTGATCCTGCTAATTGTGAGTTTGAAATAGTACCAGTTAATGATGATGTTGGGTAATTAGTTGCGTCTGCAAGATCAAAAGCAGGAGTTGCATCACTACCGCCTAATGATAAACTAACACCACCATATGAAACTGATGAATTAGCTAATTTACTGTTTGCTATTGAACCAGCAAGTTGTGAATTACTAATTGTTCCTGTTAATGATGAAGTAGGATAGTTTGTAGCATCTGCAAGATCAAACGCTGGTGTAGCGTCAGAACCTCCTAGTGACAAACTAATACCACCGTAAGATACAGTAGAGTTTGCTAGTTTGCTATTAGCTATTGCGTTTAACCCTAATGTTATAGTACCATTTGATGTAATTGGTGAACCAGAATCAACCTGTATACCATCGGTACCAGATATTGCTACTGAGGTTACAGTACCAGAACCAGTTCCGGTTCCAAGTGCAACCCAAGCACTAGTTTCTCCACTATAGAACTTTAACGTTCCACTGTCGTATATTATCTGTCCGACTCCAGGTGATGTGACTCCACTCGCCGCTTGGTTGTGTAGCCTCACGTTTCTGATTTCCGCTGACTTTTGGAAATCCATGTGATTTAAAATAGGTATTGCCATAATTTTGTTGTTTAATGTTTAAGTGCGAGACTACTCGCGGTTTTTGTTATTTTTTAATGTACGCATATCCACTAGCAGCATTTGCTAATGAAATTGTTAATTGATTTTTATTTACATAAGTCACAACACCCATTGCTTGGATGTTTGCAAAAGATCCACCACCTGATAACTTAATAGACACACATGGTAAATAATCTTCTAAATCTAAATTATGCGTTATCGTCCAAGTGGTCGCCGCATTATTTTGATGGTGCTTATATTGTGTAGTCATGTTGTTAGCTACAAAAGTAGTAACATCACTTATCAAGTAGTTTTTTGTTGTTCCATCGACATCAGTTCCTAGCAACTTGTCGTTAGCTGATATACTCGCATCGTTTGGTAAATTCTGTATTCTAGGCATTATTTATTCTTTTTATATTTTTCAACACTTCGACCTCCGAAATAGGCCCCAATTGTGGTCATAAGGACAAGCTGAAGTAAATCTGTCCACTTTTCCTCAACGTTAAAGTTTATAGAACCACTATCTATAAATACCATGAGCACGGTCGCCACTATAAGGAATATAAGAACGAGAGGACGAACTGAACGCGTTAACCAGTTTCCGTGCTCTAAATCAGCTTTCCACCTGTCGGTTACATTTTTTTGCATTGCAGCTTCAGCATCTATCATTATTTGAGTCATCTCTTTCTCAAACGCTGCTTTTTCATCTTTAGTTCTTATAAATCTATCAGCAACTCCAGCAAGTTTATCTACAACACTTCCTCCAGCTTTACCAAACAACTTTGCTAGTACACCACTCATTTTAATACCCTGGTCTATTTAGTTTACCTCTACCTAATTTAAATCCTTTTTTCAACACTCCATCTTTTGGCATAAACATTTTTGAGTTGTTAGCTCCTTTCTTTTGCTCGTCAAGATATTTTTTAATAGCTTCTTTACCTTGATTTCTAATTGCTTCAGGTATATCAGCATCTAAACTACCAGTACCAGTTTCAGGAGTTTCTATAATCTTTTTATCACTATATTGATTTTCCCCTGATCTACCTTGATTATCAGATAAATCTCTAAGTTTTTCTTTTACTTCATAAGGTAAGTTCTGTATATCATCACTATCATAAGATAATCTACCAGTTCTAATATCTCTAGCTATTTCACTAATATTCATTTTACCACCACCAACATCAAAACCTTGACCACCAAAGTCTCTTTTAATATTTCTATTATCCTCACCCTCTTTAACAACATTTCCTTGACCATCTTTATCTAGTGTATTTAATCTATTCATTTCATTATAAATAGCTTCTGTTCTAGCAGAACCATCTCCTCTGCCAGGTAAGTTACCAGCTTTTCTTAATGATTTTCTTGCTTCGTTAAATAACTTTTGTTCGTTTTTAGTAAAACTTCTTTTATCGTTTTTAATATCTTTTTTATCACGTCTCTCTTGTCTACCTTCTAATAAGTTTTGACCCCAGTTGTTTAGTAGTTGACTACCAAAAGCCATGTTATTTGACGTTTCACCTGGTTTTTCTTCTTTTTTCTTTCTAGGATCTAAATCTAAATTACTATCGTCACCATCATCACCTGGTATTGAATCAGCTATATTTTCATCTGCCCAAGAACAACCTGGAACACCACGTTTTCTTGAACCATCTTCGTTATAACACTTACTTTTAAAAGCATTATCTTTTTCTTCGTCAGCTTCTGGTGAATCTTGAACACATTGCAAGTCAGCATTCATTGTATAACCAGGAGGACAAGTATCACCTGTACCATCTGTTGATTCATCGTAATCTAAATCATACAGCTCGTTATTTATAGATACAGTGCCACTTGGTGGATCTGTTTGTTTAAAAGGAGCAGCATCCATTAATTCATAGCTTTTTTTACCAACTATACCTCTTAAAAAGTTACCAACTTTGCTACCACCTTTTACTTTACCAAACAACCCGCCACCTTCTTCATCTCCAAGATCTTGATTAATATCATCTCTTGACTCTGTAACATCTTTTATTGGATCAGTACAATCTTCACCAGTATTAGGGTTTTTACCGTCTATACACTTTTTTTCTGGCTCAGATGATTCTTTTATTTTTTGACCACCTTCTACTGCAGCAGCGGGATCAGCTAAAGCTTCACCACCACCATAAGCCGATTGTGAATTTACATTTTTAAACTTAGCAACAGAGTTTAAATACTCTTGCTCTAAGTTTTTCTTTTTACTTTTTCTTATTTTGTCGTATAGTCCTGGCATAATTATTTGTTTGTGAACATTCGATCATACATATCACCTTCTTTTTCATAGGCTTCTTTTTCCCATGGTAGGTCTTTTGATCCTTCGTTCATAGTTTTTCTTGGGTATATAGTACCTTTCCAATAAACAAACTCATCGTCATAAGACATATCACCACCTTGCATCTGGTCGTGATGTATTTGCTCATGAGCGATGGCTTCTTTACCTTCACGCGAATTTAAATCTACATCTTTACTTACGTATGTTGATCCATCTAGATTCGCTTCGGCCATAACACCTTCGTCTAAATCTTTTTGTATAATATCTAATGAGCTAATAACTTCATTAGTATCTTCTTGATCCGAATTATAAAAATTCGCACCTTTCATTTTAAAGCCCACTATTTTCCTTTATAACCGCTAGCGTAAGCCGCTTTTCTTTGAGCATCGCTTTTAAACTTGTACGCCATTGATTTTTTCTTCTTAGCATGGCTCTTGTACTTTTTACCTACTGCTTTTTTTGCTACTTTGCTTATAACTGCTTTACCTAACGCTCCAGCCACTGCACCTAAAATTTTATTAGGAGATGGTGTTTTAAGTTTCTTAGCAGAAGCACTTATTTTAGCTTCACCTTCTTTTTTTACTTTAGCTATTATAGCTTTTCTTTTTTCAGCACCTGCTGGAGTACCAACTGGCTTGTCAAAAGAACCACCTGCTTTTTCTTTTGCAGTTACTAGCTTTTGTTGCTTAGCGTGTGACTTGTACTTCTTACCTGGTGCAGCTTTAATAGCAGCTTGTAATTCCATTGGTAATTCGTCTTGATTGCCTTTTAAAGCTTTTTTAACGGGTGATGTACTGTACTTAGGCATTGACTTCACAGAGTTGTTACCTAGTTTTAGTTTTTGAAAAATATTAATTGCTTTTGGTCCTGGTTTTCCCATGATTATCTGTCTTTGTCCTTAATCATATCATCAATAGCTTTATTATAAACTTTATCAGTATATGACCGGTTGTTAAAAAAAATGTTTCGTTCTGATGTTGGAAGATCCTCCTCCCCTAGTAAGATTCTGTATATACGGGATATAAGTTGACTGCATTTAAATGAGGTTTTGTATATACTATATTTGATTGTAGTTCTGTTTCGATGTCTCCACACTTCGATCCAACCTTCACGGCGTAATCGCTCCCATCGGTTTTTATCCCATGACATTGTGTAAGAGCCATCTATAAAATTATTACGTGTAAATCGCGATTTGCAATCTAAATAGACTAAAAGTTCTAAATCAGCATCAGTTAAGTCATAAGTTTTACAAGCCCATTTTCTAACGAGCCTGTAATACTTAAATAATTGAATTTCTCTTAAATCTGACGCTGTTAACCGCATTAGTCAATCAGTACCACGTCTTTTACTGTTATTATTTGGTAACTTTTATCATCTTTTTGCATAGAATTACCAGCATGTCTGTCGTAATAGATAATGTCATCACTTTTAACACCCTGTACTAAATTACCTACAGATATAGCTTTACCTTTATTGTATCTATTATCTGTTATTTCATCTGTGAGTTCTAAGCCACCAATTTTTGTTGGTGCTTCTTTTATTTTCTCAACTACTATATAATAATTAACTGCTTGCATTTTCAACTCTTATATTAGAAATTACACAATCTGCAGAAATTACTGTAGAAACAACACTAACTGCATTTTTTAGCGCCGTTTTTGTAACCAAAACCGGATCTACGATACCAGACTTGATCATGTTTACTTTTTCACCTGTTATAACATCAATACCAATACCTTCATCATGACAGCCACAGTCTTCTATGCCTGCATTTTCTAGTATTGTAAAATAAGGTGACGTAATAGCATCTATAAGTACTCTTTCGCCATTGTTTTCAGGTTTTATATTATCAGCTGCGTTTTTTAATGCAACTCCACCGCCAGGCACGATACCTTCTTGTAAAGCAGCTTTAACAGCGTATATAGCGTCTTCAACTCTATCTTTTCTTTCTTTTAACTCTATCTTCGAGTTACCACCAACTCTTATAATACCTACAGATCCTGATAAAATAGCTAATCTATCCTTCAGTCTCTTCTTTATATAAGATTGTTTTTCTTTATCTATCTTGTCGTTGATGTCTTTTATTCTTTCTTTGACATCTTCGTTTAATAAGCCAGTCGTTAGGACTGTAGTTCTGCTATCTGTCACAGATTTTACTACTTCACCTAAACAATCTGGCCGGATTAACTCTAAGTCATCTCCTAATTCTTCGTCAATTACCTTAGATCCGGTTAAAAGTGCTAAATCTTCAATAGAATCACGTTTTGTAGGGCCAAAACCAGGTGGATCAATGATGTTAACCTTGATATTACCCTTGACTTTATTCATTAATAACGCAGATTTTACCTGCTGTGACACTTCTGCCACTATTAATAGTGATCTATTCTGCTTAATTACATGTTCTAGTACCGACTGTATCTTTCTAATGTTAGGTATTTCAGAAGCTACACATAAAATGTATGGACTTTCAAGCACTGCTGTCTGTCTATCCTTATCTGTTACCCAATGTGGTGATGTAAGCTTGCATTTTAACTGTACACCTTCGACTATTTCAGCGTAAGTATCAGCTGTTTCGCTCTCTTCCATCAAAACTACACCATCTTTACCTACTTTTGTGTAGGCATCAGCAATAATAGCACCTAATTCTTTGTCATTATTACAGCTTATCGCTGAAACATGGCTAAGAGTAGCACCAGATACTGCTTTGGAGTGTTTAGAAAGGTACTTATTAACCTTTTCACTACAAGATTTGATTCCATTTTTAATATCTCTTATTGATTCACCCTCATATTGCGGGTCATTCACTGTTTTTATTAGCGATTCAGCAAGGACGATAGCTGTAGTAGTACCGTCACCTGCTTCTTTCACTGTATTTTTCGATGCTTCTTTGATTAATGTAGCTCCTATATTTTCTACAGGATCTCTTAATATAACTGAATCAGCTACGGTAACACCATCTTTTGTAATTACTGGTCTTCCCATTTCATCTTCATATATAACACACTTACCTGAAGCGCCGAGGGTAGATTTTACTGCTTTTGCAAGCTTTTCTACACCATCAATAACTTTACTCTTAGCATCATTGCCAAAGTTTAAGTCCTTGACAATCTGACTAGGTTGATTAAATTCCATTTGATTATATTTTTGTTATTATTTAAATGTTTTAACAACTTTAGGTCCTTTTACAAACTCTAGTTTTTTACTGTAGTGATCTACACTACCATCAACTGCTTGTTCAGCACCTTCTATTGTTTCACGTCTAGTGACGTCGTGCCATTTTTCACAACACTTGTCTTTTTCAGGGTCACAAGGACAATCGATGTCTTTGTATTCTGTTTGATAGTAACCATTAGGTAACTGGACTATACGCCAGTTTTTCTTCTCTGCAAGGTGCTTCCACGCTGCAATGGTTTCATCATTAACTTTGGATTGACTAG